AAAGTCAGCTTCGTTGTATACTTCGGTATCAAAGCACCATAATTTAATATTATAGTCTCTGTACTCATCCATAATGCCTTTAATTTCACTTAGGAAGTCTTTAGCTTGCACATCACCAATTGAACCTGACATGTCAATACTAATACAAAGGTCAATAGTTTCAGCATAGTTCATGCCTGGCAAAATAGCACCAGTATGCCAACCTTTTCTGCTTGGTCGACTAAACGTATAATCGTTACGTACAGTTGATTGGATTTGTTGACGTAGTATTTCACGCCAGTTCATTTTAGGCTCAGTAAGCTCTTTAAGCATACGTTCGACACCTTTTGGAACATTGCCAGCACCAGCACTCTGTGCCGCTGAAATCATGTTCTCTTTGATCTCATCACGTATCTTCTTCAATTCTTCATTGCTGTAAGTTGGACGACCTTGACCGTCACCATCACCGCCATCACCATTAGCTTCGGAGCCAGGTCCTGACTCGCCGTCTTCGCCTGGATCTTTACCCCAGTCGACGTGTTCGTCAAGTAATTCACCAAGTTGTTTTAACTCTTCTTCGTCATACTTTTCTTTAATTTCGTCATACACTTCTTCAGAAGTCCAGTTTTCATATTTAAAGTCTTGGAAGATTTGAATAAGCTTTGGCTTGTCACCAATACGATCACGTACTAGTATGTTATTAACAATATAGTCTGCCGCAATATTATAAATTAGTGCGTCACGGTCTTCTCTACGACCTAAGTGATCGAATACACAATGTAGTATTTCGTGTGCAATAACAAACTCAATTTCACGGTTTGTTAATGCATCAAAGAATTGTGTATTAAAATATAAGTTTCTGCCATCAACGGCAGCAGTTGGGCACCAAGCATCTCCACACACAATCTTAAGGCGTGTTGCCATATTACCAAAGAATGGATGTCTAAGAAGTAAGCCTACACGAGCAACAATAATGCGGTCTTCCACATCTTCACGCATAATCTTTAGTGCGTCTGGAGTAAGGTCTGGGTTAGGTGCCCAGTTCTTTTTACCAGCTACAGTATGCATTGGAACTGCATGTAATGCAACTAAGTTGGAATAATGTGTATCTATTTGTGCTAGTGCGTTCATGTGCTATACCCTCTTTTGTAACTTTATATACTTATTATAGCATCTATATATCATTTGTCAACCGAAAAGTTTGGAGGGTGGTTAACACTGTTGTCCCACCCTCCAATATCATTAAACGCCTTGAGCGGCCTTAATGTACTTTCCATACCGCTCGTGGAATTCATCAAAGCATTCCACTGCGTCTGGATCAATGGGCAATGCATACTGAGTAAGTGCGAGCTTAATGCCCATAACAACTAATTCAGTATCAAAGTTATCCATTGCAAATCGCAGGAAGTTGTTGACTTTATCATCAAACTTCTTATCATTTTTGTCACAAGCTTCTTTAAGCTCGTAGCACAATGACACAGTGAGGGAATACATAGCACTGATTTCTTTACTGGCCATCTCTTTGACCTTCCCTGCGAGTATATCAGTTGGATTAGGCATTGAACTAGCTACCTTACGGTGCGCCATAAATTTAACTGCTAGTCCTTCTCCAACTGCGCCACTAACTAAATCGGTAGTAGTAGCATCGTCGATGTCGTCTTCAATTAACTCTGAAACAAACGACCACGAACGAGGTGTTGCAAAGCTACGACTTGGACTTTTAGGATCAAAGTCATATAAGTCTTTCTTTGCAAATGTCAAGTAACCAATTACATCTGTGTGTTGCCTATTAACAACAGCCCACTGGAACCAATCATCAAATGATACAGTAAGTTCTAAGTGAACAAATCTGTTAGCTAACGGAGCAGGCATTCTATATGTAACACCTTTGTCAGCTTCACGGTTACCAGCAGCAATAATTAAAACATTGTCTGGAAGTTTGTACTGTCCAATACGTCTGTTAAGAATAAGCTGATATGCAGCCGCTTGTACACTTGGTGCTGCTGAGTTCATTTCGTCTAAGAAAAGTACAACCCAATCGTACTGTGCTGCAAATTCTGCACTTGGTAGTTCTGCCGGAGGTGCCCAAACCATTGTGCCGGTGTTACTATCAAAGTATGGAATACCTTTAATATCCGTAGGTTCCCAAAGTGATAGTCGAATGTCAATAAGATGACTGTTTGAAAGTTCGTCAGTAATTTGACCTACAATGTCGGACTTACCAATACCTGGAGGTCCCCATAAGAAGATCGGACGCTTCTTCTTCATAGCATGTCTAATGCTTTTCTTTGCAGTGTTTGGTGTAACAGTCCTAAATGCTGTAGTATCCATCTGTATTTCCCTCTTACGTTTAACTTCGTTTTAAGTTATCAGTGCTAATTTCTAACTATATATATATTATAGCACCTATTACAGGAATGTCAACCTAAATATGCATATTTTTAGAAAAAAGATTAGATAAATCTTGTGCTGAAAGGGTATTAAAGTCTATTCCTACGTTAATACGTAGACTGTTTGGATTGGATTTTTGTACACTATGCCATTCAAAATGATTAAAAATTAACCATTTATCTTCTACTAATTCAGCTTGATCTGCTACAGCTAGTTTTCTAACATCAGGGATACGATATTCGTTGACTACTTTGAAGTCTTCAGTGTTCTTCCACCATGTAGTAGTTTCTTTATCGCCCCTTAGTAGTTTAAATATACTAGCTTTGCGATAGTGTCCTTTGTGCGGATACAACATAGTGCCGCCGGTGCTAATTTGCAAAATAGGCACCATTTCGTCTCTACCAAGTTCTTTTAAAAACTTAGGTAAGCTATCTATTAGTTCATCTGCTAAATCATCTGGCAAACTGTATTGACTAAATTCTAGTCTAGTAGCATCTGGAAACTTACGAAGCATTAATAGTTTACGCTTCATTAATTCTTTAGCATCTCGAATACCTACTATAGCTTCCATTTCTTTAATAGTACTACTATGACTAAGCCTTCGCCAAGCAGGGTTTCTAATTATAAATTGATCAAGTGGAGTGTCTTTTATTTTTTCACATATATCTGTTGCAAAATCTTGTTCAATATACTGGTAATACATTTTATCTCTCGTATATTATATTGAAGCTAATACTGATTCTATCATCGTCAGTTTTATTAGTTTCAGTTCCGTGTACAATGTTACTAGGCCAAAGTCCTATTATACCCTTGCCCAATGGAAATGCTACATCTTTATTAATACAAGCATACACCCAATTTGATTGCAACGGTTGATGCGGTGTTTGTAATAGTAAATTACCATCTTTCTCATTTGTTTCTAAATAGTACACGCCTGAAATATCATCCGATCCGTGATCGTGCCTATGAGCATATTTGCCAGGTTTAGTTTTTGTAAACCAACTTTGTCTAATATGATACTTTCTGGAAAATGTACAGCCTATTTGATCTAAATAAAGATTTAAATGTTTATCTAATACTGCTAAGAATTTAGTACACCCTAAATTTGTAAGATGATCTTCTGCAAAAGCATTTTTATTTAACTCGTGAGTATCACTACTCCAGTTAGGATTTTGACCAAACTCTAGTTTTTCATATGCCGAAAAAAGTTCCTGCTGTACTTGTTTATATTCATCGCCTTCTATCTGATCAACATAAACAGGAGTAGGAAACCATCCGTGTGTTGGCATTACAATTCCTCTAGGCTTGGTAGTTGTCCAGTAATTTGCAATGTATAACGGTCGTTAAGACCTATATTAGCAGCAGAATGTTTGCAATGTGCATCAAACAATACGTACTCTCCACGCTTATAGTTTACTATAGCTCGGTGTTCAATATCAAAATAATGCCCAGGCTCCCAGTCTTGTAGAACAACTACTGCTCTCCATACTTTAGACTTATCTACATTAAATATTTTTTGATAGGTATCAAAGTGATCAGCATGTCTTGGCATTATATCACCTGTAGACATTCTATAAAATGTAAACCCACAATTTGATAATCCAATAGTTTTAGCAATTGTATTAAGCCAATCATGATTATCTTTAACTACATGCATTGCGCCGGTATAGCTATCATGCGTATAACCTTGGCGCTTCCATTCAGTTATATCATCTGCATATGCTGGATGCCTTTCGTATTTTGGAGCCGTATATTCGTTTACTATATAGTCAGGAAGACCTACTTGTCCTTGAAACCACATTCTTAACCTTTCTCTTTTGATCTTGTCATTGCTTTTGTTAGTCCGTATTTTCGTAAGTCTCCTGAAAAGAGACTAAGTTCAACTGCCTTTTTTTCGTTTGTTACTATAATTGATCTTGTAGTAATATAATACGGACAGTCGATAAATTGATCTAAAAATATAATAACTTGGGTAGTAAGAGGAGTATCTTTTGGATAAGGAATATCGTATGTAGTTAAGTCAATTTCGTTAATAACATCAAATCCTAAATCTGTTAAGCGTAACCCGCTGTCACCTTTATTCCTAGTGTTCTTCCACCATAGTGGCATATATTCTTTAACTGAAATTTCGTTAGCACTTTTACCTTGTTCTTTTAAAAAGATTTTAGTATATGCTTCTTTCCAGTTCATTCTTCTGTTACTACTTCCCCAGTTGTAAGTTTAACTACAGCAAACTCATCACTAGTGAACATATCGTTTAGTTTCTTTGCTAAGTTATGTGCATGCCCAGGATTAGAAAATGATACTTTCTTATACTTAGGACCAGGGTAGTTAGTAAGCATATTTGCACTTTTTAAGTTGAATGGTTGTTTTTGATAAAATACTGCCCAAATAGCTTCTGCTTGTAATACTTGATCCGATTTATAATTGTCATTGTTTATATGCTCAAGTATAACTTTAGGTTTTGGCCTACTCATATGCGTGATTCCTTTTAATTAACTACGCATATATTTATCTTTTTTATGTTAACTACTCAGTTTACTTCCAACCTGTTCCGCCGTCCATAGTTACTTGGATAACTTCATCATCGTTTGCATCTTTACTCTTTGCTAATATTTTTTCAAGATCTTCAGTTAGTCTACTCATAACTATACCAAGTGTAAATGCTAGATTATTTGCTGTTGCAATATCTAACTTTACTTCTCGTGCTTGGCTAGCTTGAGCACTCTTAACTTGTTGAATGAATATCTGCAAAGGTATTGTGTTTATAGGATCAACGGTTTGCAAGTGACAACTCCTGACGCATCTCGATATCAGTTTTAAAAGGGCCTTTAGTTTCGTACCGCTCTATAGTAACCATCTTAGGACAAAAGCTTTTAACCCAACCTTTGTCAAAGTGAATAATGTAATATCCTGCACAGTATAAGCTATTTGATTTAGGCGATTTTGTAAATAGCGGAAGCTTTTGCTTTACATCATACATTGTATTATACGGAATAACACTAGTTGGGTATCCGTGAACAACTTGATCTGTATTTGTTATCGTTGTAGGAATGTCATTATCCCATTGGATAGTGCCAAACTTATTTAAAACTTGTTTTTGATTGTCAAAGAAACATGTTTCTTCGTTACACGAATACAGATATCTGTCATCGTTGTAACTAAGTGTTCCAATCTTTTCACCATTATCTTCTACAATCCAAAACTTATTTTTTAGGACTGTGCTTGCTTTTACTGTCATACGGGGTACCTCGCTTGTAAAGGGGTTGCATAGGACTGTGCTTGATCTGCAATACGTTGCATATCCCACTTAGCACAGAATTTCATAAGACGCATGCCTACTTGTTGTATTTCTTTAGGCTGCATGTTATCTTCAATAACATCATTAATAATACTTCTAATGTTACCGGGCTGTGCAGTTAAGTCACACAGTACAACATTACGTTGATAGTCTTCTAGTACACGATGTTCTACACCTTCATGATCAGTCCAACGCTGTAGCATCATGTTATTCCAGTTGTAGCCTTTTGTAGTCTTATCAGCGTATGCTTCAATAAGCCCTACTTTATTCTTAGTGCCTTTCTTACGCACACCAGGGTAAGCACTAAACACGTTATCACTTGTGTCACCACGCATACACTTTTCAAACAACATAAAGTCGGGTAGCGGTGCAGGCTTAGCCTCTTTAGTTTTCTTATCAATAACTTCACTACCGTCATCGTTAAAGTAACCTGTATGCTTAATAGTTACATTAGCAACACCATTGTACTGCGAACAGTTAGGAGCAACTAATTGTGCAAAGTCACCGTCAGTACTAATAATAACATGATTATCATCAGGGTGTGCTTGTACCCAACCTGCAATAAGATCATCTGCTTCTAGTTGCGAATGCCGCATAACAGTACAGTTAGTCTTGTCTGTAACAAAGTTCTTAAACTCGTCAAAGATCTCCCAAAAGGCTGTATCTTCTTCACTTTCAGTTACAGTCATCTTATCACGTGCAACTTGCCTATTACGCTTGTAAGGCTCATAATAGTCTTTGCGCCAGCTACGACCTTCTAAACAAAACACAACATGATCTGCATCAAAGTCATTCCAAGCTTTTCTAATACTGTTAAGAGTAATGTGTAATGCCATGCCCACTTTAGTATCTAAGTCACCACGTACTACGTGCCTTGCACGAAAGAAAGTATTAGCAGTGTCTACAAGAATATATGTACTCATAAGGTCAATCCTTTATTAAATTATAGTTTATTATAACACATTAATGTGTCCTTGTCAAGTTTAATTTTTCATACATATTTGCATATTCTTCAGGAGTGATAAAGTGATTGTGTTTAAGATGATCTTGCACGCCTTGCCATGGCGGCTGATATACGTAAAGGTCAAACGCCATACTTACTCTTGGATCATCGCCAGTATACTCAGGAACGCGGTGTTCTACATATCCTGGAAAGAATGTAAGCCCGCCTTTAACGTTAGCTAGTTTCATGCCCATTTCCATATGTTCGTATATTGTTCCGCTATCTTTATAGTCGTCTAAATGTATATTGGCACTTAGATAAGTCCCGTCACCAGCACAATGTCTATGATTATCAATTGGTTGACCTTTACGTATAATATTATACCAGCAAGTATATCGCAAATTATATGCTTGTGTTTGATCCATAGTAATAAATTTTGCCCATGATTCTCTAACCCAATCTAGCATATCGTTTAACTCAGGACATTCGTCTGCAAAGTCAAAAACATTATATCTACCATAACGTGTTGTAACAGCCGTGTCATCTAGTCCTGTTCGTCCTTGTCCTTGGAAGGGTAGTTTAAGAATTTCTTCTTCTTTGGATAAAAGAAATTCTCTTATAGTATCGACCTTTTCAGGCTGATCCCATTGTATAAATGCAAGCGGTGCGTCCCATTGTGGAGCATAAGGTGTTATTGCTTGTTGACTTTTTAAACGAACTATTTGCATTAAGATACCTCTGACTTATTCTTATCAATTGGAACAATTTTAATATGTCCCATATCTCTTTCAGTTTCTTCGCCCTCATCCTCAAGCATCTGTACAACAATACTCTTAAACCAAGAATCAACAATAGCTTCGTTAGTTTCACCTGTGTAGCCTGCATCAAGTAGTTCTTCAATAAATTGGTTATTCCAATCGAGCTCAAAGAATCCGTTCTTAATATTATCAGGATTAACTTGAGTGTCGAGTACTGCTACCCAAGCCTTATTTGCTTTAGTAGCTTGTTCTTTTTCTAATTCAAGAGCTGCACGTCTATCTTCTTCTGGTGTAGGATCTGGAATCTTAAACGCAGGTTTATTACCAAACGTATTGTTTACAAAGGTTGCAAACCAATTATCTTTCTTTTTATCTTTTTTCACATGTGTCTCCTAACTCGGTTAACTAAATCTTCAGTAATTTGTGCCTGCATTGCTTTTTTATGTTGCTCGTTCTGATATCTATCTTTAATTGTTTCCATTTCTTTAATATTAGGATAATCTGGAACGTCTAGTTCTACTTTTTCCTTCTTTTTAAATAATGATGATATAAATTTAAACATATTCTAAGTTCCTATTGCATTACCGAACAAGTAAACATGTACACGAGCTGCTACGTTATAAC